CCCACAAACATCTGCATTCCAAGTCCAAGAGAAATGAGTGCTGCACCAAACAGGAGGAATCCAACAGATGCAACGGTAAGCAGAATGCTTGCGATGAAGAGCAAGGGAGATAGCATCCCAAGCATAAGCAGCAGGGCAAATACAGTTGCTATCTGATCTAATCCAACACCCGCAAACATCTGCAATCCAAGTCCAAGAGCAACGAGTGCTGCACCAAACAGGAAGTAGCCTGGAGCGGCTAGGATCAACAACAATCCTCCGAGAGCAAGCCATGGTGCAAGCATTGCAAGTCCTGCAAGCAATCCAAGCACCACGGGTAGAGAAGCAAGGCCTACACTTGCAAACATCATCATTCCCAATCCAAGCGAAACCAACGCTGCACCGAACAGGAAGAATCCTGGCGCTGCGAGTAGCAGTCCAACTCCTGCAAGAGCCAACAGGGGCGAAATCAACGCCAATCCTGTAAGCAAGAGCAGCAATATACCAACTCCTGCAAGACCAACGCTTGCAAACAGTTGCATGGCTAGACCAAGCACATACATGGATGCTGCAAACACAAGCAACGCAATACTCATCACAAGCAGAACATCTGCAAGCAAGAACATGAGCGGTAACACAGGTGCTATAAGAGGTGCTATGAGTGCAAGAGCAACTGCAAAGGCTACAAACACACCGATACCAAGCAAAGCGCCCATCCAGTTGGTCTGTCCGAACAGATACATGGCGCCTGCAAATGCAAGCAAACCAACTGCAATGATTCCTAGTGCTGCTGCGCCTTGGATAACTTGAGCGTTTGCTAGTTTCTTCAGACCTTCAGCAAGTGCTTCAAACATTGCCTTCAGACCATCTGCAAGACCCTTCAAAGCAGTAGTCAAGCCTCCCTTGAATGCTGCGAGGCCTTTCTTGATGTTGTCGAACAGTTTACCACCGAACAGTTTCTGCAAGAAACCTGTTTTGGCATCAGGTTTTTCTGTTTGCTTTGCTGCATCTTCGGTGACCTTTTGCTCAGTTTGCGCTGCTTCTTCTCGGGGACCCAAGACTCGGTTTCCCAAATCAGTTGCGAACTCTGTTGCTTTCTCTTTGGCTGCGGAAGTAAACTGAGTGATGTTTTCCTTGATCTTGTTACCGAACTTGAGCGCACGGTCTTTGAGATCACCAAACATCTTTCCAAGACTGCTACCCGTCATGTTCACGGTGACTGCAACACCACCTGCACCGGCCACAGCACCGGCGGCCGCCGGGCCTGCCGCAGTTGCTTCGGGTGCCGCAGTTTGCAAGGCTTCGGTAAGTGGTGGTGTTGGTACTACGGTGGTTGCCGCAGTCGCCACACTCTGTGGTTGCTGTAGAGAAGCAGTATTCAACGCAATCTCTGCTAGATTGTTGCTCGACAACTCCAAATGCCGCGCCATTGTCTCTGCTGTGGACAACAGGCTGGCCAGCACTCCACCACCATCGACTGCGACCGCAGGAGCGAGTGCGACATTCGCGGGTATATCGGATATGTCTATTGCGCTAGAAGGCGGAACAATCATTGAGGCCTGTGGTGCAGACCCGCGTGTCAAGTTTCCTTGAGCATCGAATGATAGGTTGCCTTTGGCTATTTCGCTCGTCAGGGCAGCATTGATTCCCATACCGCCGTTCACTTGCAGATTGCGGAACACCTGTTCTTGACTCAACTCGGGATTTGCTAGTAAAGCCTGCTGAATGTCTTCATACAGTTTCTTGACCTTTTCGTTTCCTTGTGCGCTTTCATCAAGCAACGAGTCAATGGCTCTATTTCTGGCCTCTACGAATGCTTTGTCCACATCTGCATCGCTTACGCCAGCCTTAGCAGCACCCGATCTGACTGTTCGCTGAAACTCATCTTCGGAGGTCTGTCTTTTAGCCAACTCGGTTTGCATCTTTGCTTCTGCTTCAGCAATTCGCTGTTCATCTTTGCTGATTTTAGCGGCGACCAGTTCTTCTTTGGCAGCACTAACCAGTTTCTCTTGATTTGCTTTGGCCTCTGCTGCTGCGGCAATCTTTTCTTGCTCTACTTGTATCTGTTGTACCTTTACCATATCTCCGCTGAACTTGGCAAGTTCCAGTTCTGTTTTCATTCGCTCTTGAACTAGGTTAGCAGCCTCTGCATCCTGAGCGATACGGATGTTTTGTGCAGCGTTGGATGCTTCCACTTCAGCCTCATAGCCGTCTCTGTCTCTTCTTGCTTGGACTTCTGCTTGTTTCGCTCGCTCATCTGCTGCGGTGCGGATCTCCGCCAGTCTATCTGTGGCAAATCTCTTCAGCATTCTACCAAAGAAGTTGCTGTCCAACTTGTCTATGAACGGCATCAGATAGTTTGAGCGGATGTCCTCCAGCGTTTCGCCAAAGAATCCAACTGAGTTTTTGGACTGCTCTTTCAGCAACTTGCGAGATGCTTTGATGTTGTCAAGAATGATTCGCTTCTGCGTTTCATCTTGCAATCGTCTGGCATACTCTTCTCTGATCTCAAGAGTTTTCAAGGCTCTGCCGAAAGCGTCGTCTGTACCATCGCGCAATGCTTCCGCAGCAACATCGAATGTTTCTTTGATTTGATTCTTGGTTGCTTCGTCTAGTTTGCCTTTGCCTGCTGCTCGGAATTGAGCAGCAGCATCTCGTACTGCTTGTTTCTTCAACACATCGGTAACAGTATCTGCGATCTGTCTCAGAGGTTCAGCGCGTTCCAAACCAATACGGAATGTCTTGATACTACTTCCTGCGTCACTTATCGCTTTGTTCATAGTCTCAGTTGACTGCATGGCGCGCAGGAAACTGTCTGCTAATGGTATGACATCTAGTGGTTGGTTTGGATTAGGAGGCATTTACTTACCTTGTTCGTCTTGTGGGTCTAGAAACTCTGCCTGCTGATTTAGCCTTGGCAGCCTGAGCCTTCATCTGATCGTTCTCCTTCTTGATGCGCTCATTCTCTTTTTTCACCCACTCAACCAACAAGTGTACATAGATCGCCCTCTCCCACGGCATCATTTCTTCCAACTCAGTCAGCGAGTACTTGTGATGCTGTATGAGTTGAAAGTTCGTGTGCATCATGTTTACGATGCTGTCGTGGCAGAGGAGGATCGGAAAAAATCTTGGAGTCCCTTTAGAACAACCAACTGCTTCTGTTCCGTGCAGGGATTGAAGATTTCCGTTTCATGCTCTAGTTTTGGCATAGTCTCAAAGAACGATGTGATCTTTACGAACTGTTCTTGAGTCAGAGACTCCAAGAACGAGTCGATCTCTTTCGCTCCAACATCTTCAGCAGCGTGCATCTCTTCATTTTCAAAGATGTACTCCACACACTCCTTGATTACCTCGAAAGCAAGCATTGGATCTTTACTTAAGTCGCCTGTCTTTGCACCCTTGCCTGACATACGAGTTGCTAAGTCTAGTTTCGGATAACGCATGATGACTCCCACCTTGCGCTTCTTGTCTTCAAACACCGTGATGGTATTGGTATGCTCCTCGGTGATCTTTGGTCGCACATCATCTAGATTCAGGGGCACCTTGACTTCTGCACCGCAGTCCAGTTTCACTATAGGTTCCACAGTGTTTCCAACTGACTTGGATCGTAGTTGCAAGAACAGCCATTCAATATCGAATAGCGGCAATTCGTCTACATCAAATCCTGGCGTTTGAACGCAGTTGTTGATGATGGTTCGGAGGGCACCGATGGTTTCTTTGTCCTTTTTGGACTCTAGTGCCATCAGTAGAATCTTCTCTTCCTTCACCAAGAATGGTCTGAACTTGACAGATTTGCCAGTCGAGATGAGTTTCGTTTCGTATGTTGGTGTGCCAATAATTGGTAATGCCATGCTATTCTCCTGTTAGTGATTCGTCAATCACGCATTGCGATAATGCGACTCATGTTATGTATGCTGCCTCATAGAAGTGATCCCAAGTCTGGAAGAGAGATTCCACTCCCACCACGACTTGGCTGTATACGCATCTGTTCGATTTTATCTTGGACTTCTTCCAATGGAACAACTCCAGATGCCAGAAAGTTCTTGTAAGCGAACTTGACATTCACCGTGACAAATGCATCCTCTTTAGCCTCGTTTGCAAAGTCTATGGATTCAATCTCGGTGGGGTATATCTCGTAGAATTTCCAGGCATATCGCAGTACTCCTTTCTTGTCATACTGCTGTAACCCAAGATCACACACATAGTTCACATAGTAGTTTGGATTTCCACTTTTGGGATCAACCACCTGATTCATCCACTTATTGAACAGATCACGCTCGTATCCGTCCTGTCCCAATAAGAATTCCATAGTAAGATCGTCTGAGAACTCTTCTCTTGCTGCAATGGTTCGTTTCGGGCCGTATATTTGCAGATCGTTCCCTGACAGTTTTCTACCAGGCACAGATACACTCCGAACAGTTAGGTTCAAGCGTTCGTTGTCTATTCCAGGCCTACCAATGAAAAGTCCCCATCGAGTAACATCTAATGGCTTAAACTTTGATAATGCTGCAATGAACTTGTCTATCCGCATGATGTCTCCTTACAGATTCTTGATTTGCTTGAGCATTTCTTCATTTACTGCATTCTGTGTTCTGATTGCACCACGATAGTGTGCAACAGGAAGCAAAGATGCGGTGATCCATCCCTTTGTCGGAATCTCACCAACCACAGATCGAATGCGTCTGAGTTTGTATGTTCGTACAGCAACTCGCATAAAGTTTAGTGTGGTTCCATTGATGTAATCGTAGTCCATTTTACATATGTGATTCTCCTTCGGTGGAAATCGTGGATCAGTTTTATACAGCATCTCTGCTATCGCAAGCAGGCGATATCTCATTGGCAGATAGTGAAAATTGAATCCCACGATATGATTGCTCTTGATTGTGAATGGTAGCACCACAGGAAACCGATCATAATACTCTTCGACTTTGCTTGCTCTGTATTCAAACATATACAGTCTTCCGACCCCCATATCTTCAGGACTGATCTTGGTAGTACCTTCTATGGCTGTACGAAACGGAACAAGCGACTTGGTTGTTGTTCCATACAATGTTCGGATCTCTCGGTAGAACCAAATCATGGCCGCTTCGATGCTCTTGTCTTTCTTGAGCGCATCGGTGTATTCGTTGTATAGTTGCTCGTATATGTCTTGCTTCTTTGCCATTATGGTTTCAGATCCTTATCAGTGATGATCTTGAACACCCAACCACGATCCTTGCAGTACCGATTTGCTGCTGCCCATTTCGCAGAGTTGATACCCCAATCTTTCACGCTTCGCGCATAGTCTCGGTAGTCTCGTTTACGGCGATCCACTTTGCTTTCAAATACCCGTATCTTTGGAGCAACACATTGTCTGTAGGGTTTGATCTCAACCATGATGGTTTGCTCGCTATCCCTACCATCGTCTATGCCTATTACAAAATCGACAAAGTATCTATGCCACTTGCCATCTATCGGGGATACATAAGGGATGTACAGTTCCTCGGACGCCCACCACTTAACCGTTGAATTGATGTCGCAATACACCATGAATCGGCGTTCCAATAGACTGCGATAGATGATGTTCGTGGAGTCTCCACGATACTTGGAAGTATTAGCCGGTGTGTACTTTCCTTTGTATGCCATACATACCTATGTAGGGTAGGAGATCAAATGCCAAAGAGCAACAATCGTGGAAGACTACTGAACGATGGTCTAAATACAGGCATTTTTGCCAAACTAGAACGGGTGGAAACTCCCGCAGGAACTATTGCAACCATGCAGTATCCTTTGGAAGTCGGTACAGAAGTCATGCAGAACTTCATCTTGCTTACTGCATACTCTGACCAACCTTCAAAGTTTGAAACCACAGTGAAAGCATCAAGCAAAAAAGGAAATCTGTTTGGTGCAATCTCCGCTGGCTTGGGAGGAACGCCTGGCTCCATCGTGAATGCAGCAGGGAGTCTATTTGACCTGGCAGGATTCAATGCACGAAAGTCACGAAGCAATGAGTCTTTTGCTGCATCCACTCGCCTTGCTGGCAATGTTGCTAGATCGCCCCAAGAAAGCATTGCACTCTATATTCCAGGCGGAGTTGAAGTCAGCATGAGCGCAGAGTATGAGATGGTGGAATCAGAAAGAAGAGGATTTGCAGGAATGCTCGGTGGTGCGCTCAAGAGCGCAATGAAGGGTGTTGGAGACTTCTTCACGCCTGGAGGACAACAAAGCCGTCTGTTGAAGACCGGCAAAGCCAAGAATCCAAACAAGGAAGTGTCATTCAAAGAAATCAAAGAACGCTCTTTCACATTCGAGTACACCTTCGTTCCCAAGAGCGCAGAAGAAACAGATATGGTATATCAGATCATCAGAACTTGCCGATGGCACTCACACCCTGAACTAGATGGTGCTACTAGTTTCAAAGTTCCATCAGAATTCGAGATACAGTTCTTTATCAATGGTAATGAGAACCCATACATTCCAAGACTACGCAGACTAGTCTGCACCAAATTCGACATTACCTATGGTGATGAGAACGGGTTTGTGTCATTTGAAGACGGAGCGCCAGTTTATATCACGGTGTCTATGGGATTCCAAGAAGTAGAACCGCTGCACAGAGGACATATCGAGGCGGGCTTCTAATGGGATACTTCAACAAGTTTCCAAATCTGTACTACGATGTCAAGGGCAACAAGAACTATCAGGTTGCTGTTGATATCCTTCGCAGAGTTCGCATCAACTCCAAGGCAGTCGAGGGGTCTTTGTACGGCGAGTACACGCTGAAAGACACAGATCGCCCAGATACCATTGCTCACAAACTATATGGTGACTCCGAACTGCATTGGGTGATCCTGCTGTTCAACGAGATACACAATCCGTACTACGAGTGGCCTATGCCGTATCACGAGTTCATGCGCTACTGCGAGAACAAATATCCAGGCAATGCTTTCTTGCTTGAGATGGATCCTGTTCGGCAAAGTCCACTGGCATCTGTACGCAACCGCCGCGATCACAAAGTCACAGAAGGGTACTACGCATTCGGTATCACGGGGTCTGCGATAGACACGAGCAAGCAAGCCTATGTGATCTGTTGGGATCGCACCATGAACAAGGCAATCGTGGTGGATCAGTCTGGCTCTTGGGAAGACGACGATCTCATCGCGTTCGCAGTTACTGGTTCCGAAGAGGCAACCGCGAGTGGAATCATTCGCCGCATTCAACTGAACATAGAAGCAGTACATCACTTTGAAGATGACTTGGGAAACCCACTTGCTCCTCTTGGTTCTTACGGCAATCTGATACAGGAGGGAACAGAAGTACAGGAGACTTCTACATTTGATGCCTATGGACGCTATGCTCCTCTTCCATTCGCTGATACATTGCTAGGTGCTTATCTGTACCCGGACGGAGAGGCACAAATCATCAATGCAGTCACCAACATGGAGTACGAAACACAAATAAACGAAGCACGGCGTAGCATCAGATTGCCTGCACCTGAAATCGTTGGTGAAATTGCAAACCGATTCGAGCAGATATTGAATGAAGAGTTCTGAGCATGAGCAATACAACAAACCACTTTGATATCATCAGTCTAAAACTCATTTCATATGCAAGTGGATCTGAGCAAGACATCACTAAGATGTGGGATGATATTGAGATTTTCGAGGATATGTACACCAACTGTGTGAGTGGTCAAATCACCATCTTAGATTCGATGAATCTAATCTACCACTTCAGCATCTGTGGTAGAGAAAAACTTGAAATCAGTTTCAAGACTCCTTTCTTTGATGCTCTGTATGGAGACACAGTAGTAACTAGAACCTTCAGAGTCTACAAGATTAGTGAGCGAGAACCACGACCAAATGACAAGTCTCTACGATATACTCTTCACTTTGTGTCAGAGGAGTTTGTGAAAAGTCAACAGACAAAAGTTAGCAAAGCATACGAAGGTCGGGTAGATGAAATCATCAAGAACATCTACACAGACTATCTGAAAATAGATTACTCTGGCAACAACAAGAAGAGTCTTGATCTCAGTAAGACCATGTTTCGCCACAAGTTCATCATCCCATACTGGAGTCCACTATCTGCAATCAACTGGTTGACTGCTAGGGCAGTAGACTCAGACAACAAAGAGAACTGCAACTTCATCTTCTACGAAGATCTTGAGGGATTCAAGATGAAGTCTTTTGCAGAACTAGCAAAGCAAGTGCCCATTGGTGAGTATGAGTACTTCCCTCAGGCGAGAGAAGACAAACAAGGAGTTCCTGCATCACGCGATCTGTTCAAAGAGTACAGGACTGTGCGCGAATTCTTGATGATGGAATACCACAACACCATGAAGAACATCGAGAATGGCTTCTATGCTTCTCGTCTTCTGTTCCATGATATTGTTAGAAAGCAATGGGGATGTGTTGACTATGCCTACAATGAGGAGTTCTTCAGCGCAGATCACATTGAAAAGCATCCATTGGTTGCAGCAGGCAACGACAACTTGAGTCCTCATCCACTCAGTAACTTCAAGTACTATCCGAAGCACAAGTGGATGTACGGTAATGAGAATCATTATGCCGACAATGACAAGTATCAAGAGTGGGTGCTAAAGCGCAATGCACAGATGCAGCAGATTGAAGGGGCACGCCTACAGTTCTCACTACCAGGCAACTCCAAGATCAGGATTGGTCAAGTCATCAAACTCACAGTACCTTCATTTGAAGAGAAACTGAATCCGTTCATAGATTGGATGGATAAGTACATGAGTGGTAAGTACATCATCAGCGCAATCCGGCATCATCTCACATTGGGTAATGGATACCGAATGCGACTAGAACTCTCACGCGACTCTCTACCCACCGCCATACCAGACAGCAAGGTTTGGTACAAGGGTACATTCCCCGAGCAAGGGGATTTCTTCTCATCAAGTGTAAAGGTATAAGGAGATTGACATGGATAAAAGAACCAAACTCATCGAATCTGACGGTAATGCAAGCATGACTGAACAAGAGTTGGTGGAGTGGAAACTATGGGCAGAGAAGTGGCTAAAGGAAGACAACACCGACTCGGCTGCGTCTAGTCAGGACTTGAAAACCAAGTGATGCGCGTATTTGCAGATGTAGTAAGCGTCTGCAAGATCGGCTACTGGACTCTTGACCTGATCTGTAGCAACACCTAGAATTCCCTGTAAATCCAAACGGCTTTCTGCTTTGAAAGCGGCGTACATATCTTCTTTGTTTGCATTACCTCGACCTGTTGCAAACTTCTTTGCCTGTGTGGGAGGAACAGTCTTGTATTCGATCTTGCTTTCCCACAAGTGATACTTGAAGATGCCCGTGTTCTCTCCGATATGGAACACCTTGCCTTTGGCGGCGAATGCATAGTCTTCGATGCACACAAAGTCACAGTCTTTCACTAGACTTAGTGCCCACTCTGATATCGCTCCATATCGTTGACATTCATGCTTGTGTTCTTGCATGAGAGTTCCGTGTATGTTGTTCGGGAACTTCTGCTCGTACTTCTTTGTGCCAGACATGAAGTGCATGGTGCAATTGGAGATGCAGAACTTCTTGTCGCCTTCAAAGACGCACACGGCAGGACATCGTAAACTATAATCCACGCCTGCTATTCTCATACCACTATCTATGCAAAAACAACGGTATTGGCAGCGTTTTCGGGGACCTGTGAAAAGAAAGAGCGCGGTGTTATCCGCGCTCTTCTACGAAGAAAATCTGTATTTTGCTTCAGTCTTCTGAAGCAAGACGCTCGAAATAACTCATGGCATCATCAGATTCGTCTTCATCCTCAGACTCCACCTTTTTAGGTGCTGGCTTCTTGGCAGGAGCAGGTGCAGCAGGCTTTGCCGCACCGCTCGGCTTGAAGGTAGCGCGAGGAGTCTCACCCTCTTCGTCCAAGTCAACATCTTCTGCTGAAGACTTACGCGGAACTCCTGCGTCAGACAAGCCCATCACCACATCGTAACGGGTCTTCAGTTCCTCGAAAGACTTGTGAGTATCAGGAGAAGTGAACTCCTTCAGAGAGTACTGCTTCTTCCATAACGCCTCCAACTTGGCGTCATCTCCGTCGAAGAGTTCAGATTGGGCATCAAACTCGCTCTTGTCGTAGTTGATGTACCCTGCAACCTTGCGAATCTTCAGTTTGAAGTCTGCACCCTTCCAAAAGTCGAAAGGATTGATAGGCTTCTCATCTTCAAACTCAGGCTGCATTGCTTGCACAATCTTGTCGTGAATCTTCTTACCGTACTTGAAGAGGAACACCTTACCCTCGTTCTGAGGTGCGGACGGATCGCTCACCACAAGGATGTTTGAGACATAGTGCAGTCGGCGCTTGCGCTGACGGGCAATGTCCTTGTCTGCTTCATCTCCGCTGTTCCAAAGGCGTGAGTTGGCTTCACACACAGGACACTTCTTACCAACCGTGGTTGGGCAGTTCTCAATGAACCATCCACCAGGCCCTTGAAATCCGTGGGTAAAGCATCGCGCCCACGGAATGTCCTCTCCCTCAACCGGAGGCAAGAATCGGATCACGGCATAACCGTTGCTCGACTTGTCCAGTTCAGGACGCCAGAAGCGATCATCCTTGTAGGAATCGCTCCCCTTCTTTGCGAGTTTGTTGAGTTCGCTACTCAGTTTATCAAAACCACCACCCGATGACTTCTTTAGGTCTTTGAATCCCATGTTTCGTTTCCTTTCTGTTTCGTGTAACGATGTGTCAAGTATACAGTATCTATCAGCGAAGTCAAGCCTTGACATCATGCTTGCTGACTTTTTCCTTCAACAGTTTCTTGAACTTATCTGGCTTGGCACACACAGACACAAATGGCTTGTAGCGCATGACCTTCTTGTAGAATGTGTCCCATGTGAAATCTCCCTTGAGTTTCTTGTCCGATTTACGCATGAAGCCCAATACGCAATCCAATAGCACAAGCGTTTCTATATGAATGTCACCGCTCATACACATCTGAAATGCTAGAGGATATTTGGTATGCTCTATAGTACCAACCTCGCGTA